TAGGAGGCCGCTTTATGATTCCGGAAGTGCTCTACAACACCAACCTGTTTGTCGACGGTATCAGCCTGCAAGGCGACGTGCCGAGCCTGACCCTGCCCAAGCTGACCCTCAAAACCGACGAGTACCGTGCGGGCGGCATGGACGCGGCGGTCGAGCTCGACGTGGGGATGGAAAAGCTCGAGGCCAGCTTCATCACCAACGGCGTGCGTCGCGAGGTGCTGAAGTTCTTCGGTCAGGCCGATATGACCGGGTTCAACGCGTCGTTTCGGGGGGCCTTCAAGGGCGAGAAAGGTTCGGTCAAGGCGGTGGTTGCCACCCTGCGAGGGGGCCTCAAGGAAGTCGATCCCGGGGACTGGAAAGCGGGCGAAAAAGGTGAGTTCAAGTACGCCGTCGCGGTGACCTATTACAAGCTGGAAATCGACGGCAGCGTAATGTTTGAAATCGATCCCCTTAACTCGATTCGTGTCATTGACGGCGTCGACCAACTGGCCGCCGTGCGGTCTGCCCTGGGCATGTAAGGAGCCACACCATGATTAATGCAAAAGACAACGTCCTGCCCAAGTGGCTGCAACTGGTTGATGGCATTGCCACCGTAGTCCTGTCTCGACCGAGCGAGGCCAACGGTATCAAGGTCGACAAGCTGACCCTGCGCGAGCCAACGGTACGCGAAATGCGCGCCGCCACATTACAGGGCGGTACCAATGAAGAAGAACAGGAAATGGTTCTGTTCTGCAGCCTGGCGAGCATCGGCCGGGGCGATCTGGAGGGGCTGCTAATGCGTGATTACCGTCGTCTGCAGACCGCCTATTTTCGTCTGGGAGCAGACGACGGGGTTTAACCCAAAACTGCAAAAAGCCCTGGCCAAACGCTTGGCCGTCGAGCTGAATTTTTCGGCGGCCGAGATTCAGGGGCTGTCGTTTTCCGAGATGGTCTGGTGGCTCACGGACTGAGCCCATCCCGTCGCACGTAGGTGAAAACCATGTCGAACAAACTCTCGCTCGGGCTGGTGATTGGCGGTGCTGTCGATTCATCCCTCGGCGCCGCCTTCAAGAACGTCAGCGGTGAAATGAAAAAGCTCGAGGCGCAAACCACGCGCGCCAAGGGCTTGCAGAAAGTCATCGGCGAGACCATGCGCCTGCGCGAGGAATGGAAAAAAGCCCACGACAGCGGCGCGGCCAATGCCGGCGCCTTGCTCAAAAAGCTGGAAGCCAACACCAGCAGCCTGCGCAAGCAGGGTGTTGAAGTCGGGCGCCTGCGTCAGGAGTACCTGGCGCTGGGCAAGGTGGTGCGCAGTGCCGAGTTCAAGGCCAAAGGTATGGGCCAGGTGCAGGACGGGCAGGAGAGCCTGCGCAGTGGATTCGGTACGGCGGTGGCCGGTACCACCCTGGCGGCCGTGCCGACCAAAATCAGTGCGGACTTTCAGGCGATCATTCGCGACATCGCGATCAAGTCCGGTACCGCGAACACGCAGCAGGAAGTAAACACCGCCCGCGACATTGTCCAGACCTCAAAGGACACCGGTATGGCCAACACTCAAGTGGCCGAGCTGGTGAACCAGTTGGTCGGTGGCGGCATGGATCTGACCGAAGCGCTGAAATACGCTCCGGTGGCCGCCAAGTTTGCGGTCGGGCAGGGCGCTTCGGGTGCCGATACGGCGAAGATGATTCTGGCGATGCAGAACAACACCAAGATCACCGACCCGCAGAAAATGGAACAGGCCTTGGCCTCGGTCGCCCTGCTGGGTCAGCAAGGCAGCTTCGAGGCGGCCGACATGGCCAAGTGGTTTCCAGAGCTGTTGGCGCAAATGGCCGGCACCGGCATCACCGGCCAGGAGGCGGTCACGCAACTGGGGGCGATGCTGCAGGTGCAGATTAAGAGCGCCGGCAGTGCGGATGAAGCGGCGAACAACCTGAAAAACTGGGTCGCAAAAATCGGTTCGGAGGAGACGGTCAAAGGGTATGCCGATGCCGGGATTGATTATCAGGGCTCGATGAACGCCGCCATTGGCAAGGGCTTGTCGACCTTCGAGGCCAGCTTCGAACTGGCGCGCCGTTATGTGGAAAAGACCGACCCGAAAAAGTCAAAGCAGTTGGATCAGGGGTTGACCCAGATCAGCCAGGAGACGGACCCGGCCAAGGCGCAAGCGATGGCCGATGCCTTGGCCGCCACCCTGCGGACCGGCGATCTGTTTGCCGACATGCAGGTCAAGACCGCCCTGATGGCGTACACCCAGAACAAAAAATTCTACGCGGACCTGAAAAAGGGCGCCTCGGACCCCAGCGGCCCGCGCAAGGACATTCTCGACAAAAACCTGAACGAACGTCGCGAGAGCTCGTCGCAACGCTGGGCCGAAACCGGTCAAGCGTTCAACGATTCGCTGCGGGCCATTGGTGACGCCCTGCGCCCGGCGACGGATGCGCTGGCCACCGGTATCGCCGGCGCGGCGCGGGGCTTGACCGCGTTGTCCGAGCAAGCGCCCCAAGTGGTGCTGGGCCTGGCGGCAGTGAGTGCCGGGGCATTGGTGCTCGGCAAAGCCTGGGCCACGCTGAAGATTGGCCGGGGCCTAGCCAACATCGCGCGAGGTTCGGCTGGCGACCGGTCCAACATCGTGCAGCGGGTGTTCGTGACCAACGCGAATGACGACGAAGACGACGGGCTGGATCACGGCAAAGAAGGGAAGGGCGGAAAGGGCAAAAGCCCTGCAAGTCGAATGTCCCGTGGCATGAAAGTGGGCGGGGCGCTGGCGGTGGTCGGTGCCGGCGTTCAGGCATTGGACACGTACCAGAATGCGACCACCCTTGATGAAAAGGCCGCGGGCTACGGTGAGGCAGCGGGTGGGCTGGCCGGTGGTTTGGCGGGTGCAGCAGCCGGTGCGGCCATTGGTTCGGTCATTCCGCTGCTCGGCACCGCGATTGGCGGAGTGATCGGTGGCATCGTCGGCGCGTGGGGCGGCGGTGAGCTGGGCGCGACCATGGGTAAGGCGTTGTTTGGCGGGCCGGACACGCCGGCCAAAGCGCCGATCGGCATCTTGCCCATGGCTGCCGGCCAGGAAGTGGGCGCGGTCGTGCGCTCGATGGAAAACGCTCCCGCCGCGCCGGTGACGGCGGCGGCATTGATGGCGACCCCTGCGGCAAAGGCAGCCGAATGGCCGAAGGTCGATCAACAATTTACTTTCGCCCCGGCCCCGGTCATTACCGTGCAGGGCGATGTGAAAGACCCGGCGCAGTTGGCCCAAGCGTTGATGCCGCACCTGCAGCGCCAGTTTGAGGACTTCGCCCGGGAGGCGCGCGCCCGCCAGTTGTTTGATGCGCCCCATGTGGGTTGAGGAAATGTTATGTCGGATGAAAAAACCTACCTGCAACACTTGCAGGGCGGGCTGAAGTACATGGTCGACGCCGGCGAGGCCGGCCGCACTGACCTGGAGTCGATGACCGGGCCCATGAATGGCGCGCTCAACGAAATCAGCGGGGCGGCGGATGCGCTGGAAGGCTTGCCTTTTATCAGCGAAGACCTCAGTGACAAAACCCGCCGTCTGCAAAGTGCGATCAACTCGGCGCAGGCCAAGATCGGCAAAGTCGCGAGTTTCTATAACCAGACTCAACGATCCCTAGCGCAGTTCGAGCAATACTTTTCCGCGCTGACTGAGCAGATTGGCCGCTTTGGCGCGGCGTTCAACAAGGTCGCCGGCAAGGCCAATGCCGCGCTGGGCAATATCTTCCCTACGGAATGGTTTGCCGGCGACATGTCGCCGATTCCCGACGCGGTGAAGCCGTTCCCGCATCTGCTGATCATCTATCCGCTCAAGGCCAACGAGCGGCCGTATTACTTCAACCTGGACACGGCGGCCTTTGACGAGCTGCGTCGGCAGACGTCGTTTCGCTGGGCCGCGCAGGAACGCCTGACCCGGCGTCCGGCGCAGCAGGCCGTGGGTCAGGGCGAGGAGAAAATCACGATCAAGGGTGCGATCTACCCAAGCTACAAAGGCGGACTGAAGCAACTGGATACGCTGCGCAGCATCGGCGCGAAGTTGTTGCCGCTGAACTTGACCACCGGTTACGGCGAGGTGCTGGGCAACTGGTGCCTGACCAACATCGACGAAGAACAAAGCGCTTTGCTGCCTGGGGCGATCCCGCGCAAGCAGGGCTTTTCACTGGAGTTTGTCCGTTATGGCGATGACTTGCAGAACAGCTGACGGGGATCTACTCGACACCCTGTGCCACCACTATTACGGCCACCTGAACCGCAGCGTCGAAGCGGTGCTGGCGGCCAATCAGGGCCTGGCCGATGAGCCGCAGCCGTTCCGGGCGGGTGTGTTGATCACGCTGCCGGATCTGGTGATCGAGCCCGACAGCGTGATTTCCCTGTGGGATTGATCCTATTACTCAGCCCGCTCAGTGCGGGCTTTTTCTTGTCTGGAGTGCCGACATGCAACCGCTTTTCCGCATCGTCGCCGACGGTGCCGACATCACCACCTTGATCAATGATCGGCTGGTCTCGCTGCAGCTCTCCGATCGGCCCGGTATGGCCTCAGATTCGTTTGAGCTGCGCATTGATGACCGGGACGGCGCGGTGTCGCTGCCCGTGCGGGGCGCGAGTATCGAAGTCTACCTGGGTTATGCCGGCGCCGACCTGACCCGCATGGGCCGCTACACCGTGGACGAGGTGGCCGTTTCCGGCCCGCCGGACACGCTGGTGATCAGCGGCAAGGCCAGCGATATGCGCGGCAGCGGCAAGACCACCCGCAGTGGCAGTTGGGAAGACGTCAGTCTGGCGCAGATCGTCGGCGATGTGGCCGCGCGAAATGGCTGGCAGCCGTCGTGCCCGGTCGAAACTCGTGTGCCGCGCATGGATCAGCTCAATGAATCCGATTTCAACTTCATCACCCGCCTGGCCAAGAAACACGACTGCACCGCCAAGGTGGCCGACGGCAAGCTGTTGGTTCTGCCGCGACAAGGTGGGCAGAGTGCGAGTGGTAAGGCCTTGGGTGTGATCACCTTGCAACGCAATGACGTGACCCGCTGGCAGTTTCGCTTGAGCGATCGCAGTGCCCATCAGGGCGTAAGCACCCAGTACCAGGACCCGGCCAGCGGTGAATTGATGGTATCGCACCTGGACAACCCCAACGTGCCCGAGGGCCTGCCGCCGGTGCATACCGACCGCCATCTCTACCCGGACTGCACGGCGGCCGATGAGGCGGCGAAGGCACGCCTGGCGGCGTTCAATCGTTCGACGGCCTCGGTGCGCCTCGACCTGTCGGGTCGGACGGACCTGTTTGCCGAATGCATGATCGAGGCGCAGGGATTCAAGCGTGGGCTCGATGGTGAGTATTTGGCGGAGTCGGTCGATCACATCTTCACCCCATCCGGGTGGACGGTGTCGGTGGAATGCAATGGCGG